AGTGACTCTTGAAGTGATCTGTCTGTCTTTACGTCAAGACTTGATTGACCATCAAGTGAACTTGCGGATCCACCAGTTTGAAGTTGTGCTGGCTCTTGAGGTGTATCTCCTTTGGTCTGAGTCTCTTCTGTCTTTACATTTCCACCTTCTGATTCTCCATCTTTCTCATCTGTTCCCTCTTGTGAATCTGATGGACTATTATCAGATGAATCACTTGAACCAAATGGAATACCTTCTGGTTGAGCATCATCTACTTTCTCTTGCTTTCTCTTCTCATCATTTGCCTTACAGAAATTGTGTAAGTCTTTTGATACTTCTAATACATCTTGGAATGTCTCACACTGATCGATTCTTGCAACAAAGTGCTTCTCTTCGATAGAGAAATCAATATCAATAAAGTTACCTAACTTGAAGTGAAGATTGATACGATCAGGTAGAGTCATTTCGTTTACATCCTCATCTTCTAACTTGAAGAAATCATCTTCATGTAACTCGTTGTAACCACGATAGAAACACTTTGCAAGTCCACCATACTTACGCTTCATCAACTTCTCAATACGAGCATCTTCAACCACATTCACGATGCCTGGTGAGATTTGATGATCTACCCACCACTCCTCATCAGGTGTGAATAATGCATGACCAACTTCATGACCCACTAGCATATCATAAACTAAACTACTTGCTTTCTCCCAACAAGGTAGTGTAAGTACACGATCATGTACATTAAATGATGCTGTCTCTACATGCTTGTGCTCAACAATTAGATCTTCTGTAGCAAGTAATTTAGCGAGTTGTGATTTGATTTCGTGGTTGACGTTCATTTGATTTTCTTATCTTATACCCCTATGATACTCCAAAACCCTCCGCTTGGGAGGGTTTAGTAGACACTTTAATAACTGTCCACGTCGTTTTCTTGCTTGTCGTAGTGCTTGTGGTTTGAGGTGGCGTTTCTTTTCCTTCTTGGAATGATGCTGCCAATTTGGGACTTTCATTATTCCTCCTTGGATATGACTGAGAAGTTTTGTTTTTTCTCTACACGTAAGGTAGATGCAAATTTATCCTGTAATGATTCTGTCTTGTGTGAGATAACAAACACATTAGTTTTGTCTGACACAGTGTGTAGAATCTTTAGGAAGTCATCAGTTCCAGATGTATCTAAACTACTATCAAAGATTTCATCTAAGATAAGAAGATTAGTATTGGCACTGTTCTTCATCTTAGCAATTGTTCTCCATGTAAAGAGAAGTGCTAAGTCTATTCTCATCTTCTCTCCTTCTGAGAAGGATGCGTATGAGAACTCATCTCTGAATCTAGATTTGATAGTCTCCATGAAATTCTCATCGAGTTCAAAAGAGACATAGAAGTCTAGCTCCTTGAGATACCTATTTATCAGTTGGTTCATAACTGGTAGGTACTTCTTTATTATTGTACTCTTAATTCCTGTATCACGCAACATGTTTGTGACAGTATTATAGTTGTCACGTACTTTTTTCTCGTCAAGTAGGGATTCCTCTACCTTTAATCCATCCTTTGCTAGTTGTTTAAGTTTATCTTTTTCTTGTTTCAGACTACTATTACTACCTGTAGATTCATCTATCTTCTTTTCTATTGCTTTTATCTGACGTTTACGATATTCTATTTCTCTTTGTGATTCTGAAATTGATTGCTGACAACGTGACAACTCTTTTACAATATCATTCTTCTCGGATATCTTTACTAGGATATCATCTAACTCTCCTCTGAGTTTTTCTGTTGCTTCTTCAACTTCCTTGAGTTGATCAGTAATTCCAGATTTCTTATTAGTTCTAAGTTCTTCTGTGATTGTTTGCTGACAAGTCGGACAATGTTCATTGGACTCAAAAAATTTGTACTCTTTTTTAAATGCCTTCTGTTTATCTTTGAATCTACTTTCATAGATACGAAGTTGTGACAGACTAGCATCAACGTTTTGATAATCCTCTAAGGACTCTTCATATGATTTAGACAACTTAAGGTCTTTATCTACATCTATTGTAATATCTTTTATTTCTTTTTCAATATTTCTAATCTCTGTTTTACGTCTTGTAGTATTTGCATTTGATTGTTCTTTGAGATGTTCTATTAGTGCTTGTTGTGTCTCTACTTTATTTTTTGCTAACTCAAACTGATACTCTACCTCTCTAATATTTTCTTTAATACCTTTGACACGTTCTTTTAGAATACCATTCATGGTAGAAAAAATACGAATGTCTAATAGATCTTCAATAACTTCTCTACGATTAGGTGGATTCAGTTGCATAAAAGGAACAAAGCATGAAGATCCTAAGACCACCACCTGAGTAAATGATTTATAATTCAACCCCAGAATACTTTGTTCCAGATATTTTTGCTGCTCAAGTTGGGATGCTTCCTCCTTGAGTTTCACATCATTGAGATAGATTTCAAACAACGAGGGTTTGATACCTCGTCTCACCATATATTCACGAGAACCTATGCTAAATTCTAACTCAACCATAGTATCCTTTTCATTCACAGCATTAACCAATTGTCCTTTGGATATTTTACGAAAAGGTTTGTTGAATAACGCATAGCACATGGCATCCAAGAATGTGGATTTACCTGCACCATTCGCTCCAACTATCAGTGTAGCGGGACTTGTATCTAACTGTATCTCACTAAACACATTACCAGTTGAAAGAAAGTTCTTCCAACGTACAGTTTTAAAAATAATCATTCAGACAAAAATTATCTAGGAGGAATCACTATATCATCAGGAGTGACAACAAAGTATTCATGTCCATGTTTGACACAAGCTTGTATGATCTCTTGATCATCAACCTCTACAACTGACATATCTGGAAAATCATCTGCTTCCAGAAGGCCAGCATAGCGTACCGCATCATCTTTGTCAAGGAACATGTAAACTTTACGTTTATCATTCTCATCTACAGCGTAAGCACCTTCCTTTTCTTTACCTGTAACTGCAAGAATATACATCATACTAGTTCTAGTGCCTCCACATATAATGACTTAAGAATATTTTTAAGTGCGGGTTTGTCAGAATGCTCCATGTCATCTACATACCTTTCCAATATTGTTAAGGTGTCTTCTTTCTCTATATCTATCTCCTCATTTAGATCCTGTTCAAATGATGGATCTTCTATAACTTTGATCTCATGAACTCCTGCAGCATACAACTGACTAATAAATCTTTCAAATTTATCTGTATCAGTTTTCTTTTCTACAATAATCTTGACAAAACTTTGAGCAAACTCATGATACTTAAACATACCTGACTGTATGTTGTCCTCATTATAATATATCTTTTGATATATCTCATATGGGTTCTGGATATATTCTAGTTCTAATGTTTCGGTATCAAAGATATGGAACCCACGTCTGTCTCTGTAGTCATTCCAATAGATCTGGTAAGGATTACCAAGATAGGATATGTTACCTCTGGTGCTCTTGCGATGGAAATGACCTGAGAATACTTTTTCAAAGTGTCTGTATGGTGCTGTGCTGTCACCGTGATCCATGATGTAACCACGATGTGCTTCAAAACCATTGAGTTCTAGATGACCCATAGCAACTTTACACTTTGACTTTGCAATCAAATCATAGGTCTCATCTTTGTTCTGTTGGTTTATCCAAGGTATGAATAGAATAGGTAGACCACCTATCTCTACTTCTGTTGCTTTATTGTAGATACTAATATTAGTATACTCGCCAACAATACCATCAAGAGTATTGACGTCATTTGTGTCTTTAAAATATGCTGTGTGATTACCTACAAGAGAATGAACTGTGATACCCATGTCTCTTAACTTATCAAAGTATTCTGTCTTACTCCAGTTTGCTGCCCAGAGATCTAGAGTTCTGCGATTGTCATAGGTATCTCCTAGATCCAGAACTGTGTCGATCCCGCGTTTTTTTAGTGTAGGAAAGAATACATTTGTGTAAAACTTATTAAAGAAATCATGGAATACACGACTAGATTTTCTTGCACCGAAGTGTTGATCTGTTATTATTGCTATCTTCATCTTGACCTCATTACTGGTGGTATCTTACCATACTGTCCCATACCAAAAAAGTTTAGTGTTAGTCTAGGAGATGATCCAAAGGTCTTTACACCATGATGTGTGTTACCTGAGAACAACACAAATCTATTGTATACATTTTCAATAGTTACTGTCTCTACATACTGTTCTTGCATAGAGTCAAATGCTTTTTCATATTCTGCGTCATCTGTCACTTGACTTTTGTAAATGCTTTCTTTCATTTTAAGTTCTTGTTCATATTGAAATGAGTATCCATTTTTTACTTTGTAAATTGATGTTCCTGTATCTGGTTCTGGATTTTTTGTAAGATATACTATACCACCGAACCAAGAATCATGATCTTGATGCACCCATCCTCTGTTCTTCTTGCTATATTTGTCTTCACAAAATGGCATAATTTTCTGGAAGTGTGCTTGTAGATTCCAATACTCTGGAATTTGATCATGAAATAATCCATGTATTTTCATTCCAAAGTAACTGAAGAGTCTATGATCTTCTACATCAAGTTGTTTAGTTCTTGTGCCTGGCCAGTTACCTGTATTGGGATTGTAAAATTTACACTTGTTTGCAATTTCTACAACCTCATCTGGATCTTCAAAAAAATTATCAACGATAGTAATAGGATATGTCACTTAATTTTTATCTGCACGTTCTCCTTAATTGTATTATAGTCTGACGAACCTGACTTGTCATCTGTATGGAAGGCAACCTCGTAACCAGACTTGTCTAGTATCTTATTTTTAATTTCCAACTGACGTTTTTCTTTCTGTATTCTACGTAGAAACGCATAATATATTATCTGAGTAAAGTAAGCAAAGGGGTTCTTAGATTTTTCTGGGTTAAAGTTTTCTATGTATTGCACACAGTTTTCAATGCCATCACATATCATATCCTCTCGGAACATGTAATTGACAAAGTTTGGTTTGTATGATAGATGTGTAGCAATCTTTAAAAAACATTCTCCAATGTAATTGCTGATCTGCGGACGCTGTTCACCCGCTTCCTTTGCAGCAAGACATTTCGCTTTGAATACAACAAGTGCTTCTAAGAATTCTTTATTATTTACATAATGCTCCGATACAACTCTTTTACGTTTCATGTATTTTGTACGTTATGTTTATATTTTATAACAAAAAAACCCTGCTGTCAAGCGGGGGGTTGACAAGATGTTGAAAAACCGTTACACTATGAGTGTGCGAATTCAAGGGACAATTAAGTACCTTTTTTAAATATCTTATCAAGTTTGATACGAGCTTCATCTACGGTAGAGATTTTACCCTTAGCGTCGGTTATAAAATCAGTATTAAGTTTCCTTAAAGACATGTGGTAGAAGACCGCGACCTCCTCTGCTACCTCTACGATTGTAATAATTTTATCTTTAGGTATAACAAATTGTTCTTCTCTAGAGAACTTCATCCAAGGTTGTACCTTTGCTCCTGCTTGTTTGTTAGGAAGCATTACCTCTTCTACCTCTATGGGGTTCTCTACAATTAAATAGTCGCCATTCTCGTCGTGCACAGATGTTACCATAGAGAGTAGTTCCTCTCCTGATACTAATTTGATTGCTGCTAAAAATTCTGTTTTATCCATGACTCTCCTTGATTGGGACATCAATGAATTCATAATCAAAGTTTTCTTCATTGTATATTTTAACTCTTTCAACCAGATGATTTAGTGTGTAATTGTTATTGCGACCCTTAGACATATCATCTGCGATGTCATAAAGAGTTGCTTTTGTTTTATGTTCACCCTTCCTTAGAACTCTGCCAATGCTCTGAAGGTTTCTTATTTTGCTTTTGCTAGGCGATGCAAAGACAACATTATGTAAATTCCTAATATTAATACCAGTGCTGAAAGTCCCATAAGACGCCACGATAATTGAATCAGTTGTAGTCTCTGCGATCTGTCTTGCTAGTTCACGGTCTTCAGTATCTATACCACCATGTACGAGAAAGACTTTACGGTTATCCCCTACCTTGCTATTTATTAACTCATGAAGTGGCATTCCATGCCGTTCAACGTAGTTGAACAGGACGAGTGTATTACCAGACAAGTCACAAACTAGGTTACGTATGAACTTATTTCTCTGTTCATGTTCTACAAGATAATCCATCTCCTCTTGGTAGGTATCAAATGGTTTTCTCTTATGCTTTAGTATCAATACTTTTATCTGAAACTCAGACAAATGACCATCTCTAATAAGTGTCTCTGTCTTAGTAACTTTGTTGACCGTGCCAAATACACCTTCGAGCACTAAGCGATTTGTTTCTGTTCCGTCTAATGTACCTGTAAAACCAACGCGGTATTTACAATCATGTAGTTTGTTCATGATACTGGTCAGTGACTTTGCTTTGAATAGATGTGCTTCGTCACCTATGATAGCACCAAACTTTGAAAAAAATTGTCGTGGCAATTTATATACTGACTGCCATGTGGTTATTGTCACATCTTTGTCAGTGTCAGG